CGAACGAGTATGAGATGTTGTTCATGACGTACATCCAGAAGCGCGGTCAGGTCGACGTGCCTGGAAAGGAGCGTATCGTCTTCGACCTCGAGTACGCTCTCTCCGCTGGCGAGCGCGGCAAGTCGTTCGCGGCCGATAAGTCGGTCGTCATCGACGGGAAGCAATGGCTCGACTTCTCCGCCATCCGGCTTCGAGTGATCCATGCCGGACCCTGGGTCATCAACTGCATTCTGCAGATCGTCGCGACGACCACGATGAAATCGATATTTCGTCGGTTTCCGTCCACCTTCCACGTGAACACACCTGAGGAAATCAAAGGACAGGTGGAAGGCAAACACGTGTTCTGTTCCGACGTCTCTGACTACGACCGCAGCATGAGTCACGACGCGATCGAGGTTCCACACGCCGTTATGGGCGAATTTTGGGACCCACGCCTGGTGACGATGTCCAGGAAGTTGTTCTATGCGCCGTACTATTCCAGGCCTCTACAAGTCGACGGCAAGAAAGGTGTCTGGGTTGGAGACCCGACCGATTGGTCCGCCGAGAATGAGGTATTTGCTGGCAACCGATCAGGCCACGCGCTGACTTCACTGATGGCGAAAGTGAATAAGGTGGCGGACACTTTGTTCATCATCGATCTGCAGACTCCAGTTCTCGGTCGAGTCAGGCAATTTTTGGAAGGGAAGCAGCGGATCGGCTTCGTTAACAACGGGGACGACGAGATCGTTTGGGCTGTTGTGAAGGCTGATCTCGATGTATTCAAGAAGAATCGGGACAACCCACAGAACGGTCACTACGTCGTGAAACCTGAGGACGGACAGGGTTTCTCCGGACAGCTGCTCGTTCGGAACGACACGACCAGTTACACGCCGACCGCCCGCGTACACACGACCTTCGAGAAGTTGTGGATTCCCGAGCGCAAGATCGGCGGTGTACACCGAGTGTTCTGGCCTATCGGCGTCACCGATCGGATTGAGAACATCACCAAGTCTGAGGTGGGGCG